GCTTCAGAGCCGTTCGCTGCCGCGTTCGGAGGCGTCGAGGCGGGGATCGGGCCACCGGGGGCGGGCGGACTCGTCTGGGGCGGCGTGGGGGCCTCTGGCGGGGGTTCCGGCTGGGCTTGGGCTTGGCCGGGAGCCAGGGTGGACAGGGAGCCTTCGGGACCGGGACGGCTCGGCTGTCCTTCCTCCAGCATCCGGTCCACGCGGCGGTTCAAATCGTTGGCTTGCGACTCGTAAAGCTGCTGGCGGACCAGTTCCGCCGCCTGGTGCTGGTGCATCCCGTGGAAGCTGGCGAAAATCAGCGCATCCACGACCGTCTTTTGCAGCGCCTCTCCTCTGTGGCCGCTGACCAACTGCCCGATGGTGCCAAAGCCGGTGTCAAGGTCGCGGATGCCTGACAGCCGCCCGATACTGCTGGAAAGGATGTCCGCCGACTGCTGGGCCATGAGCCCGCCGCCGACGTTCGCCAGGGTGCGGTAAGCGGTGCCGCGTACCCCTTCGGCCGTGATGCCCTGCCCCCAGTGTCCCATCGACTGGAAGATGGCGTTTTCGATGACCGCCTTGGGGAATTGTGTCAAGAAGCCGCGCGGATCTAGTGGGGAGCGATTGTTGGCAAGGTTCGCTTCCCCGACGTTCTCCAGGTAGATGGACGGCATGCGCGCCGTCTGCGCCACCAGTCCCAACCCTCCTCCCAGTCTTGCCTCCTGCACGATGGCCGGGATGCGGGCCACGCCGCTGAGGACGCGGCCCACCGTTCCCCGGTTGGCTTCCCGTTGTTGGCGGGCCTCGTACTCCGCGATGGTCTGGTAGTCCCGATCTTCGGCGCGGTTGGCATTGAAGCGCCGGATGGCATCGCCGTAGCGGTTCTGGTCGGCAAAGTTGCCCAGCGCCGAACCCAGCGCCAGGGACCGGCGTGCGACAAATTCCAGGGGGTTGTCGCTGTTGACGATGGGCGCGGCCTGCTGGCGCGACTGCTCCAGCCGCGCGAGTTGCTGGCGCATCCGGTCGCGCGATTGCCAGCCCTCATCTTCGAGGCCCGGTAGAAGTGGCTGCCCCACCTGACTACTATGCAACAGGGGCGGGGTCGTCTGCGGTTCTTCATCCAGCCCCGGTAGGATATGTTGGTCCGGCATCTCTTCCTCTGGTGCAATATGTCCTCACAAGCGAAAACGGTCTGCTCCTTTGCCGCGATTGCTGTTCTGGTGGCATCCTGCCTGCTGCCGCTCTGGGCAAGCATCCCGCTTGCCATCCTGTGCATCGCATCCCTCTTCTATCTTGCCGATCATCCCTGACGCTCATCGGGCACGTAATCGCGCACCGGATCGTGCGAATACTGCCCAAAGAGGGCGTTGATCCAGTCATTGCTCAGGAACGGGTATTCTGATCGGGTTCGGTGGCGCATGCGCCGCCCGCGCTCGGGGTTGGCCTGCGCCCGCAGTTCTCGGTCGATCTCCTCGTACTCACGCTGCTGGGGACCGGGGAGTGAGCGGATGTTGCCGCCCGACGCCTGGTAGAGTTCCGAGGCGCGGCGGATACGGTCGGCAGCAGCAGCCTGTTCGCTGGTCACGCCACGGCTCGATGTCGCTTGCGTGGCCTGTGCCAGGAGTTGATTGAAGCGGTCCACGTTCTGCTGATAGTTCGGAGCGGTCGGCAAACGTGGTTGCCCGCTCGGCACTGGCCCGCCTGGCGCTGGCTGCGGCGCTGGCGCTCCCTGCTGCGGTGGTGGCTGGGCTGCGCCGGGAGTCAAGTCCATGCCGCCCCCCTCGACCTGCTGGCCTGCGCCGGGGGTGATGTCGCCCCCGCCCCCTTCCGTGGGAACGCCGTGCCCCGCGCCGGGACGGCGCGGCATGGGGGCGAGGTAATCTACCCCGGTCATGTCGCGGATGGAGTTGAGCCGTGCTTCCGCGCGCCGCGCCCGTTCCTCTTCCCACTGTCCCGGCCCGATCCACAGAAAGCGACTTGTTCGCGTATTAGGCTGGCCGGTCTGCGGGTTGTCCGTGCCGGCTGCCGCCTCTGCCGCTGCTTTCTCCTCTTTCTCCATTTCCTTCTGGGCCTCGCTGAGCGCCCGTGTCACCGTGTTCGCGCGGCGCTGGTTCTCCCGGTCCCAATCGGCCTGCGCGTGACGCAGTGCCTCACTCTGCCGCCGCTCCTCGCGCTGGGCTTCCTGGTCCGCGCGGCGCTGGGTTTCCTCGCGGAGCCGCTGCTGGTTGTCGTCAAAGCGCTGCTGCAAATCCTCCGCGCGGCGATTGGCCATTTCCAACTGCTGCATGTGATAGTCACGCTGCGCCTCAATATGTTTGATGGCCGCCGTGTTATCGTGGTAGGTCACGTCCCCCGTGATGGGGTTGAAGAAACCGCTGTACGATCCATCCGGGGCTTGAACGGTGTGTTGCTGGAGGAACTGGGCATAGTCCGCTGCGTCCATGCCGAGGATTTGTGCCCGGCGCTGGCGCTGCTGTTGCTGCTCCTGGAACTGCTGTTCTTGCTGCTGCTGCATCGCCCGCTGCTGCCGCATCCGGAGCGGGTTGATCTTGGTTTGCAGCTCCGCAATCGCGTTTTGCTTGTCCTCATCCGAAAAGGCCGGGTTGGTCATCACCGCGCCTACCGCCGCGTTGAGGCGGTTGAGTTGCATGATCTCCGGGAGCGTGATGGCTTGCTGCTGGAGAAACGCCTGCGACTGCTCGTGCTGGGCCTGCAAGGCGGCCTGCTGCTGCATGTGCTGCTGCTGCGCGAGGAGCTGGGCCTGCTGGTCGTAGAAGTGCCCCTGAATATCGCCTATGCGATTCAACTGGCGCAGGCTGTCCTCTTGCCCCCGGTAGTAGAGCGGCAGAAAGTTTTGCCACGACTGCGCCGCCCCGGCCGCCGCCGAAATGCCGGGAGCCACGGGTGCGGCGGGCTGGATGTTAATGGGCACACTTCACCTCTTTCGCTTGCGATGCAATTAGGTATTGATAGTAATCCGTTGCCGCCTCCTGTGCGCCGGTCCCCGAAAAGATGGCGACGTATCCTTCCCCTTCGCTTTCCGTGTGCCACAATTCCACGCGCCAGTCTTCCGGGTGTCGCCTGTCTTGAGCGAGAGCAATCTGTGGCATTAGCTAATCCTCCGGGCGCGCATGTAGGTGCCCCGTGTGATGGTCATGGTGTCCGCCCCGTTGACGAGCGTGCCCACCAGTTGCACCGTGCCGGCGTTGGCCCCGTTCTCGATCACGCCCCGGATGGTGGCGATGCTGTTGCCGCCCTGCCCCACCGTGCCCAGCGATACCCCCTGGTTCGCCTGATTGAGGAACTGGATGTTGTTGCCCGTGCCGCCCGAGGGGTTGCCCTCCATCCAGTAGCGCGTGTTCGTCGGTGAACTGGGACCGCTCACCGAAAGCTGCACGCCGTTGGTGCCGCCCGAGCACAGGACGCAAAACTCCACGTCCCACACTTCATTGGCCGCGATGGCGAACGACATGCCGGTGATGTTCGTGGCGCTGGTGTCGCCGGTGTGGGTGAAGTCGGCGGTGAGGCACTTGTCCGAGTAGCCCCGGATCGTCACCAGCCCCGTGGACGTGTTCGCAATCTGCACCCCGCCCGTGCCCAGGGCGTCGATGGTGAAATTCTCATTGGACGCGGAAGACGTGACGCTTAGCGCAAAGCCTGCGCCCGAGGCCGCGCCCTTGAGCTTCGCGCCGGTGACGACCGAGGCCGTCGAGGCATCGCAGGTCAGCACGGGGTTGGTCGATCCTTGCCGGCCCACGGTCAGCGCCGTGGCGCTGCTGCTGGTGATGGTGCCGGTGCCGCTGACGGTGAGGTTGCCGCTCGATACGGCGACGTTGCCGCTGGTCACGGTGATGCCCGAGGCACTGACCGTGAGCCCGTGCCCGATGGTCACGCCGCCCGTGGCGGTGACGTTCAGGTTTAGGGTTCCGCTGCCCTTGGCGTCGAGGGACAGGTTCTCGTTGGTGCCCGAGGAAGTGGCCGCGATGGTGAAACCGCTGCCCGCCGCCTTGGCGGTGCCGAGGATGCCCGTCACGCAGCTTGCGGTGTTGGCGTTGATCTGGAAGGCGGGGTTGGTGGTGCCCTGCCGCCCGACCGCGAAGGCGTTGGCGCTGCTGCTGGTGACGACCAGGGCATCCGTGACCAGCACGTTGCCCGTGCTGACGCCACCAATTGTGATGGTGCCCGTGCCCTTGGCGTTGATGCGCAGGTTTTCGTTGCCGGCGCTGGAGGTCACGGAGAGAGCGAGGCCGTTGCCCGCGATGTCGGAGCCGACTTGCAGTCCTGTGGCCGCGTTGACCGCAAAGGCGCTGACGGAAAAAATATCTTGCGCCGTGGTGGTGTTGATGACGGTCAGGAGCGTGCCCGCCCCGCCGTTGATGGTCAGCGTGCCGCCGTTCTCAATCGTCACATTCCCCGCGCCGTCGATGAAGAACAGCGTCGTCGCGGTGATGGTCTGAAACTGAAAGAGCGGCACTGTGCCGGTGGTGTCCCCGGTGATGGAGAGAATGACGCTCGCCGTCGTGCCCGGCCCAAGCTGGAAATCGAAGGCGGGGATCGTGTTGTCGGCGGCTCCCTGGAAGCCCATAAAGAAGCCGCCCGATCCGCCCGCGTTGTTGGTGATCTTCGGCCCGCCGATGGTCAACTCTTGCAGGCCCGTGTCCCACAAGAGCGCGTTGTCTTGCCCAAGATCGCCGTTGATGTCCACCCACAAGATTGACGTGGGGTTGCCCCCCGTGATCGTCTCGCCAATCTTGAGCTGCCCGTTCCACGTCCCCGGCCCGCCGCCCGAGATGGCCCCCGACTGCACCAGACCGTTGATGACATCCGCCACCTCGTTCACGAAGGGCTGGAGTCCCACCACGCCGAGCTTTTCGACGTTGGGACGCGGCACCGGAGGATAAGAAGCAGCGGCGGTCATGTTATGCCCCAGGCTGGCTTATGAGCTTCAACCGGCCTTTCGGCCTGTGGGTCTTTCAGGGGCACTCTTCGCCAGCGGTACTAGAGCCCCTTATTCCCTTGTCTGGGGCAATCTCCTTAAAACTGGCAGAGAATGTAATCCATGAGGCACGGCGCGCTGTTGGCGATGGCGTAGAACTGCGCGATGGAGTCGTTCAGGGGGATGATGCACGGCTCGCCCGAGTGCAGCCGCGCCAGGGCGTTGGCGTAGGTCACGCCGCTGGTCGTGCCCAGGCCGATGTTGTTGGTCGGGTCGCGGTTGATGAACACCGCCCAGTGAACCGAGGTCACGCCGCCCATCGGAATGGCCGTGGCGGCGAGGCCCACGGTAATCTGGCTGCGCTGGACGACGGTGCCCACCATCGTGAACTGCTGCGTGTTGCTGATGGCTTCCGGCGACTGCATCACCGTGGGCACATACGCCTGGAAGGAGAAGCCCAGCGTAATTTCATTAGCGATGGCGCACCGTCCTTATCCGTAGAGGTTGCCGATGCCGGGGAAGAAGTTGAGGCCGCCCATGTCGCTACTGGCTCCGCCCACATCGAGCGTGCCGCCGCCTTGCGGTCCCATGTTCTGCGTGGCCAACGCGAATTGTGCGTACTGCTGCGCCTCTTCGGGACTTAAGCCGAATCCCAGACCTTCCTGGTAAGCCGCCGCGCCGGACGTGCCGGGAAGGAAACCCTGATCGCCGGGGCTGGACCCCGGAGAGCCGCCCGATCCAGGATATGAGCCCGGTTGCGCGTTGCCGCCAACACTGTACGGTCCGACTGGTCCCGGTCCCACGTATCCGCCGGGGAATGTGCTGAGCGGCGAGGAGATGTACCCCTGCCCCGGCTGCCCGTAAGGCGAGCGCATCCCCAGCCCGCCCGCGCCGTAGGGGTTGCGGTTGGCCGCGAGGTTGCCGAGGTAATTCAAGTACCCCTGCTGCGCTTGGTTGGCGAGTCCCTGCTGCCCGAGGTAGCCCTGCTGTGCCAGTCCTGCCGCCGCGAGCTGGCCCTGCTGCTGGAGCTGCTGCTGCGCGAGGCCAAGCTGCTGCTGCGACGTGACCGCCTGCCCCAGTTGCCCCGCAAGCTGGCCATAGTCCGCCGCGTTGGGCGGCTGGATGTTTACCGAGTTCTCCCACCCCAGTTGGTTCTGTCCCAGTTGGGCGTTTTGCTGGAGTGCCTGATTGGCGTAGCCCAGCCCCGCGAGGCCAAGCTGCGACTGGTAGCCGGCGTAGGTCTGGGCCAGATTCGAGCCCAGCGCGGCATATGCCTTTTGGGCCTGTAAACCCGCACCCGTGTTCTCCTGCTGCAAGACCGAGGTATTCCCGAGTCCCGTGGCCGCCGCCTGTTCCTTGTTCTGACCGAGTTGGTTCTGGTACACGTCCTGGATGGCCTGCGCCGCCGGGCCCGCGATGCCCCAGCCGTTGCCGCCCTGTCCCAGCGTGTTGGCGATCTGCTGGCCGAGGGTGCCGTAGCCGCCCTGGATTTGCCCCTGGCCGGCGATCTGATTGCCCATGAGTTGCTGGTAGCCGCCCAGGATGTTGTTGTACTGCTGCTGCGCGGCCCCCAGATACCCGCCGTACGCGCTGGTGTAGGCATTGCCCAGCGCGCCCAGCACGCCGCCATAGGGTCCGCCGATGGCCGCGCCCGCGCCGGCGAGTCCTTGCCCGAGTGCCCCGGAGTTGTTGGGGAACTGGAGCGAGCCGCCGAGGTTGTAGGCGTTGGGCGTGCCCTGGTTGCCCACCTGCCCCTGGATCGGCGGCGGAATCGGTCCCGCCGCATTGGGATTGTTCGTCGGCGTGGCCGTGCCCTGGTTGCCCACCTGCCACTGGATCGGTCCCATGTTCGGCGGAGGCGCGATGCTGCCCGCCGCTTGCGCCGGGTTGGCACTCCCCGGCAGGCCGGCGAACGAGGCAGCGCCGCCCAGGCCACCAAAGGACGAGGCCGCACCGAGCGCGTTCGGCCCCCAATTGACAGGCGCATACCCCATGCCGCCGCGAGGAGCGGGCATAATTCCCCCGCCCATCGCGTTCGGCCCAGCGTTGATGAGGCCGCCCCCGGCGTAGTGGCGGATGATGCCGCCCCGCGCGAAAGATTCGGTGTCATCGCCCGTATCGGACGACGCGACCTCCGTGAGTGGACCGCCGCCGGTGAGGTTCACCGGCGCGAAGGGGTTGCTGTTCGGGTCATCCATCGTGCCGGGATAGTAGCCCGAATACTGCGGCTGCGCTTGCCCCAGGCTGCCCCCGCTGCCGCTGCTCTTGCTGCCGACGATGCCCGAGCCGCCTTGCGGCAGATACGCCGAAAGCTGGTCCCCGCCAAAGCCGCTCAGCAGTCCCCCCGGCAAGAGGTTGCGTCCATACCCCGGATAGAGCGCGTTGTACCCGCCCAGCGGCCCGCCGAGCATCTGCTGGCGGTACGCCCGCAAGGCCGCAAGCTGCTGCATCCGCTGCGCGCCCGCCAGCCCCGGATTGCCCAGGAAGCCAGCTCCGCCAATGAGTCCCCCGCCCGCGAAGTGCCGGATGGGTGCGCCCTGAATCGCCATTTGCCCGTTGGGAGTCCTGCCATAGCTCATGGGGTTGGCTCCCGGGCCGGCGCTGATTTGGTTGGGCGACTGGGCCATGCCGAACGTGTCGGGCAGCGACCACGAGGGATTGGGGTGAACGACGCTGGGGTCCCAGCCGCCCGCCATCGCGGCGCTGTACGGGTTGCCCGCCGCCTGCTGCTGGGGCGTGAAGCCATAGTTGGCCCCGGCATTGGGAGGCTGGTAGGGCGTCCGGTTCGTGGTGGGCGCGTAGCCGCCGTAGCCGTTGGGCTGCGAGAGGTTCTGGCCGAAGTTGTAGCCGATGTTGCTGTTGCCGAAGCTGCCGAGGTTCGCCCCCGTGGGCGCGCCCCGCCGACCCTCGACCGACGGTGCACCGCCATACCCACCCCCTCCAGGGGAGACTTCCCCAATCGGCGTGCCGCGCACCATGAAGTTCCGCGCCATCGGGTTCACCCCGGCGGACATCATGGGCTGGGGGGTGGGCTGCTGCGTGAAGCTGTAGTTGGGTCCTTGCGGGCTCTGTCCCGTATTGGCGTATTCGGGGAGATAGGAACCGAACGAGCCGCCGAACAGGCCGCCAGCGGCGAATTGAGGGACGGCAGGAGCGGCGGTCGGGTTATTTCCCGCACCCTTCCGCTTGGAAAGGCGCCGTAAGCTACCGCCCCTGCCGTTGATTGCTTTCTTGGCTTGTCCCAAGAGTTGCTTGGCCCGGCCCCGGTACTTGGGGTCGGTGGGGATAACATACTCCGGCGCGTCCCCCTCGCCCACCACCGCGAGCGTCGGCTGGTCGGCGTAGCCCCCCGCCGCCATCATCACGTTGCCCGACATGGCGGCGAGCAAGGCGGGGTCGTAGCTGCCCAGGCCCATCATCTGCTGCTGGGTGAGTCCGCCCTGCCCGCCCATCATCTGCGACATGAGGTAGGGCGAGACGGCCCCCGCGCCGGTGGACATGGGCGGCGCGATGTAGGGGTTCTGCTGCTGCGGCTGCTGCGCCAGATAGCCGCCCAGCGTGAAACCCGAATTGAGTTGCGTCACATGGCCCGCCGCCCTAGCTCTTTTACGGTGCCCCCGGTCCCCTTCGCCGCTGCACCTTGCCCTGCGTCTGGATGCGTAGCCGCACGGCCTCCAGCGCCCAGGGATTGGTGCTGCTTAGCTGCAAATATATCGCATGGCCCGCGTACCTCACAGGCACGTTGTACGACCGCCCCGCGCTCAAGGTGCCCGTCGCCACCGCTCCCGCCGCGAACGCCGCCTGCGCCGACGTGCCCACGTACACCCCATAGGTGACGCTGCCGCTGCCTGTCCCTAAAACCGCCGTGAAGTCCTTGAGCAGAATGGCGTCGAGTTCCTTGGTGACTAGAGGACCAATCCACACGTAGGAAGTAATGGGGGCGCCGTCGTCGGTAGTTTGACCCAGGTTGAAAGCACGCACGTATCCGTCCCACGAACCCAGAAGAACGACCCGATCCGCAGCGTTGTTCCCATAGAACGTGTGGGCCACCAGCGGATTGTGATTATTATTCCCGAACTGGGATGGCCACCACGCATTGCTCCGCTGCTCCCAAAAGAAATGCACTTGCAGCGCCGCACCCAGGACGCTCGTAATGAAAACGTGAAGCCCCTGAAGCTGCTCATCCCAGGCCAGCCGGCACACGGTCACATCGACCGCCTGGTTAATCAGGAAGGGCTCAATCTGCTGGCTGATGCGCACCGGCTGCTCGCCCGGAATCATCCGGTAGATGCCCGTGCGCGAGGACGCGAAATAGAGGTTGCCAAAGGGGTCTTTGCACCACGGACTGCCCCACTGCACCCCCAGCTCGTCGGAAATCATCTGAATCCGGCCGCCCGCCCCCGGATCGCCGGTCAGAAGCCAGATCGAATGGTCGCCCCCAAAGACCATCAATTGATCGGAATAGGGGATTAATGCCGTGATGGTGTCCGTAATGTTGTTGAACGGCGGATTGGCCCCGGCCACGGCCTGGTCGGGGCTGGGGCTGGTGGGGCTGGTCTGCCAGTCGTTGGGGTCGGCCATGCGCGACATGTACCAGAGCTGGAGCGCGCCCGCGATGCCCGCCACCACGGTTCTGCCGTTCCAGGTGCAGATGAGCCGGGGCGTCGAGCCGTCACTCGCCTGGGGGAAACTCCCGGCCGGCGTGCCGCCCGTGCCCAGCCACTTCACCACCGTGTTCGTCGTCGGGTCGTACTTGACGCCATAACCGCGCGTGTTGAAGTTGATCCCGTCCACGAAGTACATCAGGCCGCCGTTGGGTGCCGAGCGAATGACCGGCGCGGTAGTCGAAAGATGATGCGCGCTGCATCCGGCTTCGGGACTGGCCACCCCCGTGCCATCGCCCACGGGGTACCACGTATAGTTGCGGGCAATCTTCACGATGCCTGCCGCCACGGCGAGCAGGATGATGGTGCGCTGGAAATCTTGCAGTGCCTTTTGCGTGGCCGCCGAGCCGCCCGCGATGACCGCGATGGGTCCGGTCTGGTTGAAGGTCGTGGTGGACCAGTTGTTAAGCGTGCTGTCGTTGGCCAGCGCCGTGCTGTTGGTGCCCGGCGTGGGGTAGGCGTTCGTCACGCCGTAGAGCGGGGTCGAGAGGTACATCCCGCCGAGGCCCGACATGATCCACACCGACGCGCCCGAGCTATAGCCCGAGCCGCCCGTCACAACGCTGATCGTGGCCACCCCGCCGCCGCTGAGGGCCGCCGTGGCCAGCGCTCCGTAGCCAAACCCGGCCGCGTTGGGCGAGATGTAGACGTTCGGCGTGGTGGTATATCCCGAGCCGTTCGCATTCACCGTAATGCTTTGAATGGCGTTGCCCACGATGACAGCGCCGGCCGTGGCCCCCGTGCCGTTAAAGCCCAGGTCCGCGATGTAGCTCACACTGTTGGGCACTCCCAAGGTGCCGCTCGTCGCCGAGCCGCCCGTGGTGATCCATACCCCCGTCCCGCCCGGCGCGCCGGTGACGATGATGACGGTGTTCGCGGTGGTGCCGCTCGTGCCCGAGGGGAAGGTGGCCAGGTTGAACGACGTGCCACTGGCGATGCTGTTCTGGGTCCACGACACCGAGCCGCCCGTGGTGATCTTCTTGACCGTCGTTCCCGGCAGGCACCAGTAGAACGCCGTGCCGTCCGAGAGCACGGCGGGCGGGGTGAAGGTGCTGCTGGTGGCCAGGGCGTTGACGCGGGTAATCATCCCGGTCTGGAACGCCTGCCAGAAGGTGATGCGCTCCATGCCCGTGGTGCCGTTCACGCCGGTGAGGCCAAACTGAAAGCCCATGAAGGCGTCGAACGCCGCCCCGGTGGCCCGCGCGATCGAGAAGTTCAGGGAAGCCCCGCCGGGGTTCAGGCTGGCGGTGATGCTCGCGTGGCGGTTGTCCGCACTGGTAATCACCGCTTCCACGAAGTAGAGCGTGTTCAGGTTGTACGTGACGTTCGTGGTGGTGGTGCCACTGATCGACGTGGCCCCCGTGATCGACATGTTGAACTTGCTGCCGTTGGCGTCGAGGATGATGTCCGTGGCGTCGTCGGGGATGTGGAAATCGTCGTCGAGCAGGCGCAGGCCCAGGCTGGACGCGCTGCCCTGAAACGTCGCCTGCATTTGAATCGTGCAGGCCCGCGTGTTCAGGTAGGTGCCGGTCGTCAGGTTAAAGTTGCCCGGGCCGAGGGTCTGGTCAATCTGGCAGCCGTTGTTGATGATTTGCGGGCTGTTCAAGGTCTGCGAGGCAAAGGAACTCGTCCAGGGCGTGGTCAGTGTTTCCGAGCCCATCGTGATCGGCAGCGCCTGGAAGTAGTTGGGCGTGTGGTTGTCGATGATGGTCCCGTAGGTGTCGATGAAGCTGTCCTGCGCGTAAATCGTCTTGGACGTGTCGATGAGGACGAGCGCGTAGGTGTAGGTGCCGCCCGAGAGTTTCACCACCGGAATGGCGATGAAGTTGCCGGCGACGGCCATGCCCTGTGCGCCGCCGCATTCCTCGTAGGCGGGGTCGGCCATGAGCGCCGGCGTGGGCAGCCAGGGGACGGGGGTGTTGTAAGGGGCAATGCCGGCTTGCTGGCCGCCGGGGTAGCCGTCCACAACGAAACCACTACTGCTGGTGATGCGAAAGAGGCCCACGCCCGGATTGACAAAGTAGACGTAGCTGCCAATCTTGATGCCCGGCCCGAAGGACGTGTAGATGGTTCCCAGGCTTTGCGGCAACTGCGGCGTCAGGACGCCAACAATCATCGCGTCGGTAGACCAGTTCTGGACGCCGCCCGTGGTTACGCTCTCGATGCGCGGCGTGCGTTTGCCCGGCAGCCGGTCCAGGATTTGCGCCTGCGTCTTGGTCACATGGTCGGTGGTGACGAAAAACGACGTGCCATCGGTGCTGACCGCATCGGGCGTGTCGCCGGCCGTGCCGCCCGTCGCCACCAGCGCCCCGGCCTGATAAATGGCCCACGGCAGGCCCCCGCCGCCGACAAAGCTGAGCACCGTGCCCTTTAAGTCCCACTGAAAGGCGGGGTTGTTGGGCAGCGCCTGCACGGCCACGAAGGAGTCAATGTCCTGAATCCAGTTCGAGCCGTTCACCTGCTGGTGGATGTACTGCTGGAGCCCCGGCCGCGCCCCGCCCCGGGGCCGCAGGGTGCCCGGCTCGAAGCCGCGCACGTTCAGCGCCGAGACGCACGTTCCCGGCCGCTGCCCCTCAAAGGGCGTAAGCTGGTCCACCCCTTCGGTCGGGAATGGCAGGGGAATATCGAGGTCCGCCATTTACACCCCCTGCTCCCGGAGCGCCTGCCGCACCAGCCGCGCCAGCTCGTACTCCTTCTGGCGCAGGTCGCCCGCCAGCTTCTCGCCCCGCTCCACGCGGTTACGGAGCGATACCACGATGCGGAAGGCTTTTTGAATGGCCGCCGAGGTTTGCACGCGCAGCATGACCGCTCCAAAAAAAAGGCCACGGGGAGGTTGACAACCCCGTGGCCCGCCGCATGGTGCCTTACAGGCAAAAAGAGCTGCTAACGCCCGCGCCGTTAAGTCACCCCCGAGGTTCCCGCCCGGCCGGCACCACGCAACTACCGATGCCCGTTGCGACGGAGCCGCTGCGCGAGTTGCTGCGCCGCAGCCTGCTCCTGCTGCATCTGGGCCATGTTTTGAATCTGCTGCATCTTCTCCATCTGCTCCGCGAACCGCTTGGCCATGTCCAGAACCGCGATGATGTAAGACCACGTTTTGAACTCGGGCTTGGGATCGCTCGCGTTCTTGAAGTCCAGTGCCTGCACGGCCTGCGCGTCGGGGTTGTAACAAATCGTCAGCTTGTGGGTCAGGGCCAGCGGGTCATTGGCAACCGCTGGCGCTTCATCGCGGGCGGGTTGCTCGCGCACTTGGGACAGGTCGAGTTCGCTCATGGGGTTTCCTTAAGTAGACCAGGGAGTGGTAACGGTTGCCGTGCCGGTCAGCTCGCCTTCCGCCATCCACACGTTCGTGGCGGCATCCACGAGGTAGACGAAATCGCCAATCGAGCCGCCGCCCTGGTGCGCCCCGTCCAGCGTCAGCGTGCCGGCATTCGCATTCGAGTTCGGGCCGCCCGTGGCGACGAACCACTTGCCCGTATTGGCCGTGTCCACGTTGATCGAGACGCCGCCGTAGAACAGGTCGGAGCTGCTGGCGCACTTGATGATGTAAGAGTTGGAGCTGAGCAGCGTTTTGACGGCGAACCAGTATTGCTTGCCGGTGCCCTTGGCGGCCGGCAGGGTAATCGTCAGGCCCGCCGCCGCCGACAGAAGGATGTAGCGCCAGCCGTCCAGCTCGGCCAGCGTCTTGCTCGCCGTCACAATGAGCGGGTCGTTGGGCAGGGCATCTTGGAAGCGCCGTAGTGCGCGTACGTTCATGAGTTAGTACCTCTTCCAAAGACAGTTCGCGCCCGTGGCCGTGCCGAGCTGGAAAATCACCTGGAGCAAGCGGCAGCCAAAGACCCTTTGGAGAATGTGGCCAATCTGGTTGTTCCCCGGCGAGAACACCGCCGAACCTTCCAACTGCCCCCCTGTGGGGTCGGTGTGGGCAAAGGTTTGCGTAATCGTCTGGGCAAAGTTGTAATCCGGGTCGATTTCGCCACTGACCGGCCCCATCGTGGTCCCGAGCGTCACGCTGTACTGGCCGATGAGCAGCGGCATCCAAACCCGGTCGGCCCAGACATTGGGCGAGGCCCACTGAAAGCCCGTCGTCGAGTCCCAGGCGTAAATCGACATCTGGAACGTCGTCCCCGCGCCGCCGCTTCCAAACGGAACCAGCCGCACCGAACGGGCGCACTGGATATTGCCAATGCCCTTGGCCGTGCCGATGTTCAGCACGCCGTCGCCCGTGGCGATGACGCCATTGCCCGGGGGGATGGCCTCGGGATTGGTCAACGACGGGGCCGGCACCGGAAAGGTTTGGCTGGTGGCCATTCCCCCCGGGTTCGTCAGCGCCAGAAAGAAGTCGCTGCGGTCGCTTGCGTACATTAAAACGGCGTATTGTTGACGGCGAGAATCAGGTTGAAGTAAAAGTTGAGAACGCCCGACGCGCCTTGCGTGGTAACGGGACTCAGCAAGAAGCCCTCATTGGCCCCGAAGGTCGGCGGATACTCGTTGCCCGCCGCCACGTTCACCAGCTCGCGCGTGTCCGCGTTGCCCGCCGTGTTGGGCAGGGAGAACGCCATCGCCGCGAACGGCTGGGTATCGGAGGTCGGCGAGCCCGTGGTAACGGCGGTCGAGGTGTTGACCACCTCAATGTTCGTGGCCCCGGCGAGAAAGCCGGAAATCTGATTCATGGCCACGGCCACGCCCTGGGTGGCCATTGCCTGAGCATTGGGGCCAAAGGTCGGCCCCGCCGTGCCCGCCGAGGGAGCCGTGTTCCAGCCACGGGCGATGGTGGCCTGAATGTCGGTGGACTGCGCCGCACCATAGGCCGTCGTCAGCACCACCGAAACACTCAGCCGTTCCAGCCGGCAGAAGTGGGCCGTGTCCGTCCAGCGAAACGCCAGGAGACAGGAACCCGCCGAGATGGTCGTTACACCCACCGCTTTGAGCGCCAGCCGATAGTGACCGCCTGGAGAGCCGCCGGTTCCCACATAATCTTGAAAGACTGCCATGTGTTACCTCTCAACCAAAGGGTTGGCCATTGTAAGTGGCCGGGCTCGCCGGATAGTAATGCGGGTTCCAGCGTTCATCCTGCCAATCCGAGCGGTCCAGGTTCCGCCCCAGCTTGTCGGGCTTGTTGCGCCGGTCGAGGGCAATGGAAGCCAGCAAGCGCCGCTTGAACTCTTCGGCGTGCACGGTGGCCTGATCGTCCAGCCGCTTCTCGGCCACGGACAGACAGGCTTCCAAAATGGTTTCGGCGTGCTGCGCGCCGCCGTAGATGTAGGGAGTGGCCAGCGTCAGATAATCCGGGTTGATGTAGACCGGAAGCTGGAGCGTGTACGCCTGGTCCGCCTTGGGGAACACAAACAACTGAAAGCGCTGGCTGCGCTGCGTCCCGCCCCCCAGAAGCGGCTGCTCGCACACGTACTGCGGCGGGCCGGTCATCGTCGGGTAGACCGAATACTGCTGGCGAATCTTGCCCTCGTTGGTCCACTCCACCCGCCACGGCAGCGCCGTCGTGCCCGACGTGAGCAGGCTGACTTCCCCTTCGTGCCCGCCGTACTCGTCGGGCATCAAGATCGTGTTCGTTCCCGAGGCCAGCGTGAACGTCTTGAGCGGGCGCAAAAAGCTCCAGTCGATGGGTGCGCCGTTCTCCTGGCAGGCGAAGTAAAATTGGCGCAGCGCCGATTGCGTGATGCCGTCCAGGTCGAACTGCTGCGCGCTGCTCCAGGCGGGATCGCCGTAGATGGCACCCCGTCCCCAGCCCAGGAACAACCCGATCCGGGCTTGCAGCTCCGACAGCGTGATGTTGAGCGTCGATTCCACGCATTACGACCTCAAAAAACCCCCGCCAGGGATTGGCCACCGCATGGGGGCATTGCGGCCCATAGAGAGACGCCCTGCTAGGACGCGCCCGGTTCACAGACAGCCCCGGGTCTTGCCACGGCTCTCCTGGCGTACCGCTCCTGGTGGGAGATCAACAGTATTCGCAGTTCTCGCTCTCCGACGGCGCGCCGCCGTGGGTGTGGCCGCCCAGGCTGCGGCCGTGTTCGTTGGCCGGCGACAGGCCGGCGCTCATGCCGTGCTTCTTGTTCATCGCCGTGTGCTCGGCGTGCTCGTGCGGGTCTTTCTTGCCGTGCCCGCGCGAGCCGTGGAAGGCCACCATGTCCTCGTGAATGATCTTGCCCGTATGCTTCTTGGCCTCGTGAATCGTCTTGCCCGTGTGCTTCATGAGAACGCCGCCTTTCTCCATCTTCTGGACATGCTCGGGGAGCGTGCCCGTGTTGTCGAAATGGTGCCGCTTGACCCAGGCGTGGCCGAACTTCGCGTTCAGGTAGGCGCGTTGCGCCTGGCTTTTGGCTGGCATTAGTAGGTTCCTAACTGGGCACAGCGCCACCAATCGAGGTACAGAATGCCTGATCCGGTGCTGGTCATGGCCACGGCGACCGTGGGCTGCATCCACTTCGAGGGGAAGGTGCTGGCCTGGATGTCGGCCGGCACCAAAAAGGCCCCGGCCTGCTGGCCGTTCACGTAGAACTTGATGGTCGATTTGTACACGGTGCCCACCGTCTGGTTGGTGGTCACGGCCGATGTGGCAGCCAGTTGATCGACGGCCGGGGTGGGGTCGAACTTCCAGCCCAGCTTGATCTTCATGGTGCTGGGAGTAGTGAAGTTGCCCGAGGTGAACGTGGGCACCGTCAAGACGCTACCGCCACTGGGACCGTAGTTGGTCGAAAGGCGCTGGAGGGTGCTGGTGCCGCCTGGCGTTTGCACCGCGCCGCCCGCCACGTTGTAAACCACACCAAAGTCGGCGGTCAAAAACCCGGTGGGAGTCCCATCGGTGGTGGGCTTGAAAAAGCCGAAGAGGGGCAAGGTGGTCGCCAGGCCGCTCGCTGCCGTGGAGTTAATCAGCGTCCCGGAAGCCGACGTTGGCGTACTGCTGCTGGCGCAGCCGGCCAAGCCGACAAAGGTGGCCATGTGCGCGGCCGTCACATCACTGACCGAAAGACATGCCTCAAACCACATCTTCCCACGGAACTTCCCCGTGGTCGAGGAGGCGTCCACAAACCCGAATCCGCCCCCCGTTGCCGACAGGGCCGCTTGACGGTTGGCACCACCTGTCACGAGGAGGCCCAGCACACCGCCTTCCAGGGGAAGATTCGTGGCGTCCGCCTGCTGGCCGATGACGGTGCCCGTGGCACCGATAAGGGAATACGATCCCCAGACGGCTTCCGACGAGGGCGAATACACATTGTTGGTAACGAGAAAGTCGTCCTCCATGAAGTAGCCGGGCTTGAGGCCGCCGCCGAGGTCTTGCTTGAAGTCCTCGATGGGGCAGTCGCGCCAAATCGACATGGACGGCCCGCGCCCGGTATCCTGTGCGGCCGGCGAAGCGTATTGATTGGTTTTGACGGCCATTTACTTCCTGCCTTTCACGTGCTCTTTTGGCTCTTGGCTCAATTCCGCTTCCAGTTCCTCAACGCGCTTCTGGAGCCGCTTGCGGCTGGCCCGCTCCTCCAGCTCCGCGATGCGCGTTTTCAGGGCCAGCTCCTCGTTGACCGGGAGCGATTCGGCGAGTTCCTGTCTTGGTTTTTCGCGCTCGCGGTAGATGCGGTCGTTGACCCACAGAAACGCCAGTTCCTCGCGCACGCCGCCCATGCCCGTGGGAATCTTCTGGATGCGGGCCGGGTTCACGCGCTTGTCGGTCGGCAAGATCGGCACGTTCTTGTTGCCGATCCGGTACTTGCCGTTCAGGTAAGGGATGCCGCGCCGGTCGTAGCTGATGTCCGGCACCTGCTCCTCCATCGTCCTGGCGCCGGGCACCGCGTACCCGACCAGGTGATGGCAGTAGCCGTTCTCGTCGAGGTCCGTTCCCGTGCAGCCAAAGGGGCAGTGATTGCCCGGCGACCGCGCCAGCGCGCCCTTGGCCTCGGGGTGAATCTGATTCCGCCGCGCCCGCGATTCGGCAACGAGGGCTTCCAGCGAGGCCACGTCGTCGCTGACCGGCGGCAGAGGAGATTCCACGGGAGCATTCAAGGCGGCCTGCATATCAATTACCTACAAAAGCACTCTCAATTACGAGGGATAAGTGGTGCCGTTGGAAATCACGCCGCACGGTCGGCGGTTTTTCGTGACAAATTGCAATGTGCTGTCGATGAAGTGCGAGGCGATGTTGTGCTGCCCGGGGGTGTTCTTGATGTTCGTCTCGCGCAGCCACCAGCCGCGATGCACGTAAGTCTTGAACCAACCCCAGTTGATGGCGTAGAACGGGTTGGTCGTATCGCGGTCCAGCCACGGCACCCAGGTAACGGGCACGCGGCGGAACATGGCCTTGCCGTCCATGCTGGCGACATCGTGGCCGAGGTTGTCGTTCTGGCTCTCCAGGAGGAGTTCCAGCGCCGCCTTGACGGGGTAGTTCGTGTAGAAGCCGTATTCGTCGCCCGTGTTCGGGGACGGGATGCCATCGGTGGCCGGCTCGAACACCATCTTGTCGGCCATTTCGCGGGCGACGACCACGAAATCGTCACGCGACACGGTGGTGTAGGGCGCGGTGAAGTTGTTCCAGTTCGCGTAGGTGGTCGGGGACAGGCCGGCGACCGTGGTGTAGCCGGTCAGCGTGCCGCCGTTGAAGCCCTTGGTGCCGTTCTTGGTAATCCAGTACGGCACGCCCAGCGGGGTCAAGCTGTCCGTCGCGGACGGCGCGGCCCAGAAGTTGGCCTCCATCAGCTCGGCCAGGGAGATCATGGCCATGAGGCGCTGCTGGAGCACCCAGTCCACGATCCGCGACGGCTCCCGGTTCATGTCCGCAAGCTGGGCGATGACCATGTAGCTCGTTTGCACGAAGCGCCAGACGGTGGACGCCTGCACCATCCCGTCCACGAGATTGACGTTATCGCTCTCGGCCGGGGACACGTTGCGGGCGGCGTTCGACTGTGCCGCCAGCACGTTGAACTGGATGCCCTGGCCCGAGTCCAGCACCGCGCGATTGGCGCGGAGCAGGGTCTTCATCGCCGTATGGCGCTGCAAGTTCGAGGAGATGTCCGTGAACTTCGGCTTGCCCAGGTCTTTGAGGGTGTCATTTACGAAGTCAAGGACATTTTCGGCCTGAATTACCGCCATTGCCCTCCGGTCCTAACTAGCTCTTTCAGGTCTTTAGCCGAGTAGGGTGTCGAGGAGTTCGCTATCGCCGGCTTCCTCGTTGTCGCCGCGTACCTCGCGCATCTTGGCGCGGAGGTTGTCCACCGCCTTCTGCCGCCCGTTCGGCTCGGCCGCGCCGTTGCGCGACGTGGGCCGCGCCGTGCCGCCGTTCATCCAGCGCTCCTCGCTGATCGGCGGCTGCGCGGCGGGCTGGGTGTACGGGTTCGGGGGCGCGACCGCCGGCGCGGCGCGCTGCCAGCGCTTCAAAACCGCGCTGAGCTGGCTGACCACGGTGTGCGGGTTCACGTCGTCGGGGTTGATGCCCCCGAGGGTCAGCGCGTCGCGGCGGCACTGGAGTTCGGGGGACTGGGGGTTGAGCGCTTCCGCCGGCCCCTCGCCAAAGAGTTCCTTGCACTCGGGATGCTTCTGGACCAGCTTGGCGAAGGCGGCGTTGAGGATTTGGTGGCTGCTCAGGCGCTGGCGCTGGATCTGGAGCTGGTCGCGCTGCTCGAAGCCCTTGGTCACTTCATCGCGGAGCGCCTTGGCCTCGGCCAGCGCCTCGTGTCCCTTGCGCGCGGCCTTGACCAGCGTTTTGAGCGCGCCCTTGAAATCCGGTTCGTAGTCGTACTTGTCGAACACGGATTCGATTTGCGCCAGTTCATCGACCGCCGGCGCGGCGGGCGCGGGCTGCGCGGGGGCCTGCTGCTGGCGGGCCTGTTGCCACTGGCTGAAAAGCTGCTGCTGGGTCGCGCGCTGGGCGTCGAGGGCGGCCTTGACGGCGACGTTCAGGGCGCGGGCGTCGAGGCCGGTGATCGCATCTTCAGGAATGCCGACCTGCCGGGCCTGCTCCACGAGCCAGTCGGGAGCGGACGGAGTGGCAGGGGGAGTTGCGGAGGGGGTAGGCTGCTGCGCGACGAAGCGGCCCGTGGCGGGGTCGCGCGGCGGCGTTTCGGGCATTTGACGGGAAGTGTCGCCCAGGTCGTAAGGATCGGTCTGCGGCGTCTGCGATTCGGTTCCGGCCACCCCTTCGTGCCGTTTCTAGCTCTTTCGTGTCACCGTCCTGTCGCAGATGAATGTATGGATATACGTGGATGGGTGTCAAGACCGCTTGCGGCCGGCGATGCCGCCTTTCCAGCCCCAGTCGCCTTTGCTGCCTTTGCGGTGGTGCAAGGTGCGCTGGCCAGCGAGCCACTCCATCACTTTCTCGAAGTGGTCGCGCGAAGCCTGGATGGCGGGGTGGAGTCGTTTCCGCACCATACCGGACACCTCCAGGAAGGGGCCACGGGGGGCCAGCCGTAAAGCTGCCAGTCCCAGGTCGCGCGCGCGCGCCGGGCCTGGTCCAGCCGATGCTCCAGATAGCAGTGGGGATTGGCGGCGTCGGCCAGTTGGCCCCACAGCTCGCGCAGCGTCCGCGTCTCGTGCAGCGCCGGCAATGCCCAGTCGCTGTAGGTGCCGCCCAGTTCACTGAGGCGGGTGTAGTGGTATTCGAGTTTGCCGAGGGTGCCGTTCTCGACCCACAGGCTCAGGGAGAAGTCGTAAGGGGGCAGCCGGTCCAGTTCGCTCTGCGCCTGGACGGAGAGAATCAGGGCCAGCGCCGCTTGCGTCATGAGTCAATGATGCGAAAGTGCAGCCACTCGTTGTCGGCGGTGTAGATGAACTCGCGCGTGTCGCGCTTCTGGCCCGCCTTCACCGGGGGCCAGAGGGCGTAGCGGAACAGTTCTTCCATGTAGGCGTGCGGCTTGCCTTGCAGGTCAAAGGGAACCCGGAGCGCCCCCGTGATGATCCGCGCTCCCTCGCGGATGCGCTTGCCGTGGGCGAAGCGCGGGTTCCACTGAATCGCCGGGGCGTCCGTGTCCATAGTGACTCCAGATCAACACGGCTCGACAGAGACGTTGACCCAGTACGATTTGCCCAGTTCAAAGGGATTACTGTCAAATCCCACGTCTAACTCCAACGTTCCCGCCGGATGCTGCGGGGCATCCGATGGGTAAATCGTGTGAAATTTGGCGGTGTGGACCTCGTTATCCCTCGCGTAAACACGTTTGCCTACATCGGAGCACATTAGCTTAAGCCGCATCCCTTACCTCCAGTACGTCACGTACACGTACCGCCGCGCCGGGTAGGAGTAGTACGTGTACCGCACGGGATAAGAAAACGTCGCTCCGCATGTGCAATTGACGCAATTGCACACGCCCGTGGACCAGCACTGGCACCCGGTAGCATCTCGTGCTACCGTCTGCGGAGCGACAGAAGCAGGTGCCGGGGCTACCTCGATAGGCCCTGAGACAGGAGTAGCCGCCGGCACCGTGTACGTGGGCATCGGCTGATAGATCGGCGTGAACACCGGCACGGGATTGGCATACCCGCGACTAAAGAAGCTGGGGCGGCAACTGCCGCCAGGACACGTTGAACATTGCGCCCGTGCGGCGGTACATGCGCCGATCCAGAACGCCGCCCCGAGCAGCACAAGTAAAAGCCTCTTCATGTTCTCTCCTTTTAGCTCGCCTTCGCGCAAAGCGAAATAGTGCCCGACGGAGCGCTCCAGTTGCTTTTCCAGTATGGTCCGATCCACGGCCGATAGGGCACCGGGTACGGCGTCGGCACCGTCACCGTGCGCGGCTCTGGGAACATTTCATCCAGAGCGGATTTCAATTCCTTGAGCTGAGCAAGCGAAAGCGAAATCGTCTTGCCGCCGATCTTGATCTCAATCTTGGTAATCACATCGTTCATGTTCTCTCCTTTACGTCCCTTGCGGCACGACCTGACCAATGGTTTCCACAAGCTGCGTGGCGAACTGCTCGGGCGGGTTGGTCACGGTGAAGTCAATCGCCGGCCCGGTGATGGTCTTGCCGTTGGCCAGGGCCGTGGGCGTGATCGACCCCTTGCCCGCCTTGCTGCCACGCACCAGCGCCGACAGGCCGTCCGCTGCCGGTACGATGGTCACCAGGCCCTGCGTGTCCACCGGGTAGGTCGCGGGGCCGTCAATCAGGCCGGGATTGCCGGCGGCGTCCACGGGGGCCACCATGATCGTGAATTGCTGGGTGGTGTCGAGCGTAACCATGATCTTTCCTTTCACGAAGTAAACCCGAATGCAGTGGCCCCGGATACGGACCCAGAGCCGTTTAGCGTGATGCCGTGGATGCATACGGAAAAGGAAGTAAGCAAGGCCGATTCCAAAGAGGCCCAGCGCCGACCAGTACATCCAGGCGATCATCAAAACGTCCCCTCGCGGGCCTTGAGCTTGTCCACCACGTCGGCCAGCTTCTTCGTGTCAATCCCCGCGTGCGGGAAGTTGATGAGCGTTTCCAGGTAGGCGACCAGGGCCGCCCAGCCGCCCTTGGCAAAGGCCGCTTCGGCCGCCTGGAGAATCGCCGGCGCGACCTGCAAGATGGTGGCCAACAGGGCCATGATTTGAAAGATGTTCATTGTCATACCTCCACCGGAAAATCGTGAATCAACACCGTGTATGTCTTCCCTTCCTTGAGGGACAGTTGCATGTCCTCCAGGCTGATGTAGCCGGGGTGGCCGTCGGCGCGCTCCAGGCGGGCCACGCAGTTCTTGGCCCGCGTGCAGCGGTAGGGGGCCTCGATGTGGGCCGTCAGTCCATCGGCAGGTCGTCTTTGCCCCATGTCAAATCCCAGATGGTCTTGAGGAACACCCACGGCAGCACCACCACGAGCACCGGCAGCGCCAGGCAACCATAAAGGCACGAGACGCCCAGGTTGCTATTCCAGGGCCAGTCACCCTTTTTCATGGAGTGCGTCCGCAAACTTCGCAGCCTTGTCGGCGTGGGGGGCGTACCAGCTATCCGGCACTTCTTCCACACCCTGCTCCAAAACCAGCATCTCCGCAATTGCCCCTGCCGGAAAAGGCATCCCGATCCCAAAGCCAGGGGACTGCGCAAAGGTCAGGCGAGCCTCTGGGGGCAGACGCAGAATGTTCTCTTTGAGTTCATCCGCTTCCTCGCGGGTGGGCTTCTCACCAATCAGCCCAAAGGTGTCGCCTTTGAGGCGTGCCACTAAGCCGAACATGCCTAGAAAACCCTCCCGCTCACATGCAGCTCCGGCCGCTCCAGGTAGCGATACCAGCCGTGCCCGTCAAGAAACAGAAAGCCCAGGTGTTCGTAGAGGTCGTGCTGCACCCCCGGCTGCACATGCCGCGAAGGCACGAGGTACGAGGACTTCACCGGCGGCTCGGTCGTCTTGGGCGGGGCCTTCTTGGTGCGAATCTTGTCCAGTGCGTCGAGCAGTTGCGGCACCGTCATGTTGGGGCTGATGGTGACGGTGCCCGACTGGTCGATGACTTGCTGCACCTGATCGGGGGTGAGGGTGATCGTGACCGGGAGGCCCGGCGTCGGCGTGCCTGATACCGTTAACACCAGCGTGGCCGAACCCAAGCCACTGGAGTTCGCCGCACTGATGACCACCGAACTGGTCCCGGTCACGGTGGGGCTGCCCGTGATCGCGCCCGTACTCTGGTTGACCGTCAGCCCCACCGGCAGGCCCGTCGCGTTGTACGCGCTGGGATTGTTGGTCGCCGTGATTTGATAGGTGAACGTCTGCCCCACCACCGCACTGGCCACGATGGGGGAAGTGATGACGGGTGAGGACGGCGGGGGCGGGGCCGCGCCGCCGTCCACCCAGATGGCTTCGGTGCCGATGTCGTTACTGCCGTAGGCGATCTTCATGTATCCTTGCTCGCCCCACCCGGTTCCCCAGGAGTTGAGCATAATCCAGTAGCCGCCAGTGGAGATTTGAGGGTCATCGTGCCACCCGACGAGAATAACATCGTGATCTATCGAGTGTCCTCTGCCTTGGAACACGCCACCAGAATAAGAATCAAAACCGCCAGCATCAACTGCACACCCAATTGGTCCATATTGCACCATGCAGTTCTTGATGTCCTGGGTGCTGGCCACGCCGTTGCCGTCCGTCGTGCAGAAGCCCCAGTCCTTGATGCGGTAAAGCTTCATTGAGGAGTTGTAACGGCAGTTCCCCGAGGAAGCCGTGTACGGTCCATAGTCCGCCTGGGTGGGCAAGCCCACGTTCTTCGCATGTTCCGTCACCGTGGTATTGTCGTCGCCGTTACAGCCGCCATTGTTGTAGCAGTCCATCGTGTACTGCTGGCACAGGTAGGTGGTGCCGTCGTTCTTGAGCGTGCCGGCCTTGTAGAGCGCGAAGGTGACGACGCCCGTGCCCGAGAAGTTCCAGCAGCTCCCACACTGCCCCTGGTCCTGCACCGGCCCGACGATGCCCAGCGTGCGGCAGTCATAGTCCGCCGCCGTCGCCCTGGGCAGCGCCTTGAGCTTATGGCCGTGGAGCAAGACGGAGCGCTGTTTCATCTGCGCCAGGTTCTTGGGCGGAATCCGGCCGCGCTGGTACTGCTTCGGAGCGGGGGCCTGTCCAAGCAGGGGGAGGCACACGGTGAAGAGGAGTGCCATCCCTAAAAGCCGCGCACACGTCCGCATGATATTGCTCCTTGGCTTCGGTCAGTTCGAGTTGTTTTTCTTTGATGAGATATTTCTGCTCGGCCACGTCCGCGTCGTACTTGGCATCTCTTACGACATCGGCGGGACAGGCCCCTTGAAGGAAAAGCTGGTCGCGGTCCTCGTGGCGTTCCTGGCAAAGCTGGAGCCAGAGGCGGGCGATTTCGAGTTTGGCCTTGGCGATGGTGACGGTAGGTGCTTCCACGTTTGGCCCTCCGTGAATCGCCTTACTGTATCTCGGATTTTTAAGGTGTCAATCCGTACACCTTAATTTAAGCCCGCCTAATGAGGTGCGCCGGGATCGAGTGGCCGTTGGGGCTTGGGCATGATCGGTACGCCGACAAGGATGCCGAAGGCGATGGGCCAGACCTGCCGAAGAGTCGGCGGTACGATATATCCCAGCGGCGGCAATAGCGCCTCACAAGCCATGCCGCCAACAGAGATAACAGCAAGGGCAACCACCACGATACGAGGAATCCAAACATCCATCCCCCATCCCTTTCTTTATTCGGCCGCCAAAAGGTGTTCGTCGTAGAGCTTGCCCATCAAATCCTTGCCCATTGCTGCCGCCTGCTCGGGCGTCACGCCCTGCCCGCGCAGATAGTCCTCAATGACCACGCGCGTGCGCAACAGCACGTCCAGCCATTCCTCACTCATGGGAGCTTACCGCCCGGATAGGAGTCGGTGGCCTCGCCCACAAAGCCCACGCCTTCATCAATGTAAGGACTGATGCCGATCTGCTCCTCGCGGCTGGGCAAGCGCCCGCAAGTGCTTCCGCCCGTCTCATCCCCGTAGCAACCGTCGTTGTCGTGGCAGCCTTCCAGCCTCATCAAATCGCGCCGAGCGCCGCGATCTGAAAGGATGGCGCGGCCGTCTGGGGCGTAATCCACACAAACCCCATGCCGGCGATTTCTTTCCTGAGCGGCGGCAATTTGAGAGGGATGGACCGCAAGGGCATCTGATAATAGTGGCCACGCGCCAGCGTGATGGCCACGCGGAGCTGCTCGTTCCAGAAGCATCGCCTCACTCCGGGACGGAAGCGCCGCATCGAATTCCTCTGCCGAGACTTCCCTGCCGTCTACTTCATGGCGGACGGCGCGGCCGAGGGTATCATAAGAAACCTTACAACGCACCGCCCTCCGTCCTGACCAGCTCTTTCATGGGAAGGGCGACGCCAATATCCGGGCGCGGCGGGTCTTGAGCGATGATGCTTGATATGTAGCGCGCCGCTGTTGGCTCGCCCCGCGCCAGCTTCGCCAGCTCGGCCACGCTCTGGTGGAAGCACTCCACGATGTACTTGTCCCGGTCGGGCATCTCGTCGGGCACGTAGTAGTTGCAGGTCGCAAACTTCGAGCGCGGGCTTTTCTTGCCGTAGCAGTCCGCAAATGTCACGTCCAGGTAAACCCATGCACCCGGCACACGCTGAGACACGTCAATCTCGGAAACGAAGCAAGAGCCCTTCACGCAGTTGGGTATCTCCGCTTCCCAGCCTGCAAGCGGCACGAGGAGCGCCTTGATGTCACTTAGGTCTTTCATGCTGGCACCTTCCCCGTCCCAGAAAACTCCGGGTCAACCAAACGCAAATTGTGCACCAGATTGTCGTGCGTCAAAATGTCTCGGAGAGCAAAGAGTCCCATGATAAAGAGTTGTTTGCAGTGATCCATAAAATCAAACGACTCCTCCTGGTCGCCCTCGCAGGGCAGGATGGCAACATATGTGTGGTGCAGCTTAGCGTCGGGGACTTCCCAGAAGTTGTAATCGCGTGGCGCAAAAAGAATCCAGCAGCGCCCATCCAGTTCTGGCTGCCGAGGCAGCTTCCAAGGCTTGACCCCGCAAATAATCGACTCAGCGCAGCGCTGCTCCATCCATTTTTCAAACTCCTGAATCTGCTCCGTTCGATCTTTCATCGCTCTCTCCTTTAAGCTGGCACTTTGAGTTGGCCATTGGACTCTGCCCCACCGAGCGCATTACCCATCATGCGCTGGGTCGCCTCATACGCCTGGTCCGTCCTTCCCGAGCGGCTGATGCGCTCATACGAGCGCTTCGTCTGCGGCGCGGCCGAGGGACCATCCGCGCCCGCGCCCGAGGGACTGTCCATCGGAGGCGGGGCGGCGACCGTCAGCACTTCCTCCAAATCCGGGTCGTCCGAGTAGCGGCCGATCTTCTGGAGCATCTTGTTTAGGTCCAGCGACACGCCTTGCTGCTGCATGAGGCCCGCCAGCGGAATGTACATCTGCGTGATCGTCTGCATCAGCGTTTGCAGCCGGCTCTGCGGCGTCTGGTAGACCAGCGAGTACGGATCAATCCGCACGTCCATCTCCTCAAACGGCACCTGCTGCCGCTGCTGCGGAGTGACGCTCCGTGTAAACGCCACGCCGCCCGTGTCGGGAATCACATGCCGCGTGCGCATCACCTGGGTCGGGTGGTGGTGGTGGAACCACAGGAGCGACTTGAGGACCGACACGGTGAACGACATGGTGCTGTTCTGCATCGCCGCCATCGCCGCCGAGGCGTTTTGCGCCAGCAGTTCATCCTGACTGGCGGTTTTCGATTGCGGAGATAAGCCCCCGAGCATGTCCAGGTTTCCACCGAGCCAGGAGAAGATGTCCTTGCCGGTCATGAACATCTGGAAGTTGTTTTGGTTGGGACCGTTCCACGGAACCACCTGAATGGCGCTGGGGTCATCGACCTTCGTGAATTCCATGTCGTCCGTCTTGAGGACGCGCGTGCCGTCCTCGCTCGCGGAGCCCTTGACGAGGCCGATGTTCTTCTGGTTGTCCGCTTGCCGCATCAATTTCCGGTAGGTGCGATTGAGGAACAGGTGCAGGTCGTACAGGTCCAGCTTCGGCCCCTTGCCCATCCAGTTGCCGGGCACGAGGCCATACTGGAGCAGGTGATAGGGACCGCAGGCGGGACCGAGCCAGCGCTGCACGCGCAGGGGCTTTCCGCGCGGGCCACTGAGCCACTGGTCCTCGAACGTGACCACCAGCTTGTGGCGCGGAAGATAAATTTCCCAGAGGTCGGCCATGTCCTCGAACTCGGCCACGTTCCCCGCCAGGTACGTGCGGCCGAGGGTGGAGATGCGTTCGTCCCCTTCGGGGTTGATGTACTCGTCGTCCGAGGGGGTGAGGTTCTGGCGGTCCCTGGAGAACTGCTTGAACTTTCGGAGCACGTCGATGGGCGCGCGATACCGATGCCCCATGAAGGAGAACTGCGAGGGGTGGCGCGCGTGCGGGTCGCATACCCAGTCGTCGGGATCGACGTATTCGGCGTAGGGCTGTCCGGCCTGCATTTGCCAGCCGGTCATGGCGGCATCGGACGGAGTGGCCAGGGCGACCTTGCAGACCCCGAAAAAGCAGAGCGCGTCCAGCACGCAGCGCTGGAACGTCTCGGCAATGTTCATCCGCTCCAGCTCGGGGTTGATCCAGTCCTGCTCGACGGCCACCACTGGCTTGTCGGCCGGCTTGAACGTCGAGAGCATACAGCGCGGGTTCTTGCCGACGAGCGCCGGCACGACGATGCGGTTGTAGAGGCCCAGGAGGTTGATGGGAGTGGGCTTGCGGTCGGATTCTTCGGACCAGTATTTGCCGACTTCGGCGCGGGTGATTTCGCGGCGGCACTCGCGCGGATAGCGCAAGACGAGCCGCGCGTGCTGCACGCTTTTAGCGAGCCGGTCCCAGAAGTCGGCGTTAAGCGGCACCCACGGCGCACTTCCTAGCTCTCTTCGATCACAATAGGTTCGTCGGCTTCTCCGATCAGATCGGCAAAGCGCTCGGGCAATTCACTGAGCGGAGCACAGAGGAAGCGAATAACCTTGACCCAGTGGGCGTCTAGCTCGCCTCCATCTCCTGCTGCTCCCGGTGCCACTGGCGTCTCCATTCGAGACTGAGGATGGCCGGCCCCTTGGGGGCGGGCGGCTCTGCGACCAATGTACCAAGAGCGTCCATCATCTTCCATGCCAGCGCGTCGGCAATCACCCGGTCGGCGTGGTTGACGCGCGCGCCCGAGGGGTCGTCCTTGCTCTTGGCCTGCGCATGGGTGATGCTGCCCTGCTCGTCGTACTTGAACAGCAAACACTCCAGGAGCGCCAGCTTGGAGCGGTTCAGGAAACGCCGTTCGCGCAGCGCGGCGAGGTAGGAGCCGATGACCGCCGCGATGCTGTTGGGAGTATGTGCCCAGCCGGGGACCGCGCCGCGTGCCAGGCGTGCCGAGGGCACTTCCGGCTCGCGGTAGTAGATGTGCCCGTAGCCCAGCTCCGCGACTTTCTGCCCGAAGTTCTCTCCGGGCCCGTGGGCTTCCCAGCACAGCCGCGCGCCCGTGCCTTCCTGGTCCTTGAACAGCCAGCACAAGGCCACCGCCAGGTCCGCGAAATCGCGCGGCGCGATCGTCGCGTCGGCATACTCGGCCACCTTGTCCCCCGTGTCCGCCGAGCCAATGGTCAAACAGGAAGGAGTCGCCCCGATGCCCGTGGCGGTGTCCGCGCCAGCGCCGTAGCGCCCAAAGGGCGGACGGCCGGCTTGCAGGTGGACCCAGAGGCGCAGCTTGCCGCCCTTGCGCTGGACCAGCTTGATCGGCCGGCCGTGATCGTGGAGCAAGTCGCCTTCCCAGTAGGGTTCGCAGCAGTATTCGCGCACGAGGCTGTAGATGAGCAGGGGGTCAAAGACCTGGCTGACCGAGCCGGCCGGGTCGATGTCCAGCTCCATCGCCACGCCCCGCGCCTGCCCGATGTCCTGCACCTTCCGGTCATACCACGGACTCCGCACTCCCGGCCGTGGCCCGCCCGTGGGCGAGCCGTCCAGCACAAAGTCGTAGCCGGTCAGGTCGAGGGATTGATCGAGCAGCGTCACGCGGCCCTTGTCATCGACCTGGTAGAGCCCCTTGCGCTTCTCGGGGTGCCGCGACCAGTGGGCGACGATCTTGTTAATTTCCGGTTCCTTGGTCAGCCGGTAGAACTCCGTGCCCATGCCGATGTGCGTGCCGTTGAAGAAACGGCAGTCGGCCGTGCTGGCGGTCCTTTGCCGCACTTCCACGTCCTCCCGGATTTGCGAGAACTCGTCCACGAAGATGACCGTGGCGCGACCGCCCACGCCCGCGCGTCCGGTACTGGCCTCGCCGGCGATCTCCGAGCCGGTGCGTTTGAAGCCGAAGAACAACTTGAGTTCTTCAATCTCGCCGCGCAGCCAGGCCGGAAGGTGCTGGTGCATGAAGCGGATTTTCCAGAACAGGCTGTTGGCGCTTTTACTGTCCACCGCATCGGTGGAGCGCGAGATGTTGAGCGCCTGCACGTTCTCTTGAAAGAGGCACAGCCAGTCCTGGAAAATGAGGAACAGCCACGAGAAGCCCATTTCGCGGGATTTCTCGCACACCGTCGTCTTGTCGTTCTCGTAGGTCCAGAGGATGCCCTTGAACCCATATTCATTGTCGGGCCGGGCCAGCAAAATCTCTTCCTGGAAGTCCCAGGTGATGAAGGGGCCGATGCGGCCGGTTTTCTTGAGGGGGTTGAACTGCCACACACAGAGGTTGATGTAGGCCACGAGGTCGCGCTGAAAGAGCAGCCAGAAGCCGCGCTGCAAGTTGGGATTGCCCGCACAGGCGCGGTAGAACGCCAGCCGCAGGCGGACGTTCTGGACGGGGTCTTTGGGGATGAGTTTATGGAACTGCCCGGGGCTTAGCACCTCGGCTCACTGACTAGCTCTTTCGGTCCTTTTCTATCACCCTAATCCAGTTGCCGCGTGAAAACGCCGCCGTCACCATATCCGCAAAGAGAATTACCAGATCGCCACCGTCGTTCACCTTGATCGCGTTGCCGCAAATGTGAAGCAATGTGGGTGTAACCGGGAATGCTTGAGTGGCAATCCCATAGGGCGTCGGCGTGTTATGTACTGAGACTTCGTAAGTATTCATGCCTGCTCCACATTCTCCACCAGCCACTTCTCGGCCAGTTTCACGCATTCCTCGTCGGAAAGCGGCCCATGCCCCGTGGCCGCCGCCACTTGCGAGGCGAGGTCATGGCATTTCTTGTCGAGGTCGGCCACGGTTTCCTTGGCGCGGGCAAGCTGGTCCTTCAGGTGCTCCAGCCGCTTCTTCTCGGCCGCGTCCTCGCGCCGCAAGATGCGGTCCAGAAACGCGGTGGGGTTCTTGTCGTACAGGTCTTTGAGATGCGCGCCCAGCTTGCCCTTGATCTCCACCCCATCGGCAATGCTGCGCATCAACTCCACGAGCGGTCGTCGGCGGGGCATCAGCAGCACTCCCCAATAACCTTGCGAATATTCTCACAACGCCCACCCGCCGCCAACTCCTGCTCCACCGCCGCAATCGCCCGCCGCTTCACTTCTTCCGCGACGGCAGCGCCCGCACGCTCCCAGGCCGAGGAATTCGTGATTCGCTTCAAACCATCGTACTGGTCGTATGCCTTGAACGCCTCAAAGGCAATGCCCCCCAGCGTCGGCTCCTTCCACGCCCGCGCGGCACGGGCAGCGGATTCCCAGGCGCGCTTGTTCGTGTCTGACGTGTTGGCCCACGCTCCATCCGTTGTTGGTGGCGAACCGTGGTACGCCTCATACGCTGCCTGTCCTGCCGTCATTCACCACCTCCACGTATGGAAGAGAAAAAGCACGTTCGCCAGGATGCTCACCGCCGCGATGAGAAACCAGAGCGCCGCCCGTTTCTGGTAAATCTCCGTGTCCGCATACCACTTGTCCAGTTGCTCATCCATCAGCTTGGCATAGCCCTCATGGATGCCGTCCACCAGCTTTTTGTATTCGTCATGCACGTAATCCAGTTCTGCCGATGTCATTCACCACCCCCTACACCGGGGACACGTCCCGATGCCAATGCGCGAACACCGCTCACACAGGGTCGGGCGAAGCGGGGCTACCGGGCCAGCAGCCACCCCAGTGCGAACCCCATGCCCGTGACCAGAAGTATTGACATCATCACCACCCACGGCACGGGTTCCCCCTCCTCGTCTGTCATCTGCCACCCCCTCTCGCGGCACCGCCGCCTCCAACTTCTCCTCAATCACCCGCCTAAGATACTCCGACGCCGACACCCCCAGCGCCGACGCCTTGCCATGCAAGTTCTCCCGCGCCGTCTCCGACAGCCGTATCTGAAACTTCACCGGCTTGGTCATTCCACCACCACGTCCGGCTCTGGGTCGAACAGTCCCGCTTCTTCCAGCATCTTCATCGCCTCGGGCGTGATGCTGAATATCGGCGTACCCCACGTAATACCGTAGAACGCCTTTTCCTCGTCTGGGTCAAAGTTCGGCTCCCAGACCACCGGCACACTTTTGAAACACTTAGCCATGTTCCACGTTCTCCCTGTACCAGCGGTCGGCTTCCACCAGGGCAGTGAAGGGGTCGGGCCAAGACGCCTCCTTGCCTGTGACGGACTCGTAAGCCTTCCAAGGAAAGCCCGCGTCCTCTTCCGCAAGGCAAAAGGGCACCGTCCACTCGTCGCCGCGAGTAACCGCATACCAGCCCCGCCGCATCATCACATCAAAGGCGTTACGGGCCAAGGCGATGAACTTGGCCTCATCCTCATTGTGACCGCCCTCGTCGTAAATGGTCATCGAGGAGTAGTCCGGCACATCGCCGTCCCCTACCACCACCGGCCCATGAACGTAGCAGCCATCCGAGGTCCACGGTGCCGGCGCTAGCTTCGATAGGTCCATCACCCATCCCTCCCATACTTCGTCTCCCGAATGTTCTCCTTCATCCAGCGGTCGGCTTCCACCAGGGCGGTGAAGGGGTCGGGCCAGCCTAAATGGCGTGCCCAAAAAGCCTTGATGGCGTCTTTGCCAGCCCCCGCCATCGTAACGTGCCAGAGATCGCCCAGCTTCACCGGATGCCACCCCCGCCGCATCATCACGTCAAAGGCGTTACGGGCCAAGGCGACGAAAGCCAATGTGTCAAAGCTAATGGCGTCGGGTTTGTATGGGTTCTCAGGCGATTTATCGACTGCTGACGCCCAATAGGGAAGCGCCCCCTTGTCACCGTCAAACCAGATAGGCCAGCCGTCATCCCCAAGCAGCCACGGTGCCGGCGTCAGCTTCGATAGGTCCATCCGCTCCCCCTTGTCATGACACATCTCTGTCATGACATATACACCCGTCAACCTCCTCCGTCAAGGAGACACCCCCCGGGTCGGGGCAAAACCAGGGGGGAAGCGTGGAAATCACAGGACCGTGGAGGGGGGGATAGCCTATTTCGCGGACCCGCGCGCGCCCCCCCGCGTCTGGCTCAAACCTGCACGGCTGTCCAGGTTCGGGGCCTGGTGGCCAGCTAGGTTAGCTGGACATCTATGGCCATAACCCCTTGCACGGCATGGGGATAAGGATACGGACAGGGACGGTCCAGGCAAACAGGGCGGAAACAGGGGGCAAACAGGGCGGAAACGAGTGGTCAGGGTCGGCTGCTATTGGTAGAGGGGCGATGGTTGGGGTGACGGTGGGTTATCCCCTCCCCTCTCCTGTAAAGGGGGTTGTGGGCATGTACTACTACGGCAAAGACTGGGGTTTGTTGCGTGCCATGTCTGGGCATCATGCAGATGGTAGGCCGGCGTTGTGCTTTGCTCCTTGTGTTCGCAAGGGGCTCCCTGACATGCACAAGGACTGGTTTTGCATCACGTTAGAGCGGTTCTTGCAAGAGCTGCGCTATGGTTCGCTGTGCCGTATCAATGCGTGATTCGTTCCGGGCAGCTCGGGGGGGCTTGCTCGTTGCGGCCTCTCCTCTGCCCTGCCCTGGCTTACGGATGTTCCTTCTGGTGTGTGGTGCGTTGCTGGGTATTGCCTGGGTAATGGCCTCTGAGCTTGGGGAGTGCTAAGCCATGCGTCACCTGCTCTATCTCTGCTACTGCACGTTCGCCCTGATTGCGGATTGTGGACCCTGGGGAGTCTGCCGGCATTGTGACGGCAGCTCCCCGGATGCGCGGACGTACATTATTGTTCCTTGAAAAGGGGTTGTGACATGTACAACGATTTGTGGCCAACGCGGCAGAAGATCGCCTATTACCGTGACCTCGTGCCGATCAACAGCGCGGCATTCCGCCAAGCCAGCGAATACCTCTGCCGGCAGCACATGAAATACTGCAACGAGGATATAGACGTGCTGCAATCGCTCATTTGCACGTTCAATCGTTGGGAGCAACGGCACGGCACTGTGCGGCGCTAGTCACGGTCCAGAGAAGAGGCTTGTTCGCCCCCTCTTTCGCCCTTGTTTCCCTGTTGTTTCGCCCCCTACTGGAGACTGCCATGCAGCTCAAAACGCGCGACCATGAAGAGATCATGGCGTTCTTTGAACGGCTATACTCGCCGCGTTGCCCTTTGATGCGAGAACCCAAGGCGCAATGGCCACACGGCTACATCTACGCTAATGGCCAGATGAATGAACTGTTCCTGGCATTCCGGCACGGAGTAGCCTATGGCCGTGCGACCAATGAATAATCGGCCCGGAGAAGAGGCATTCGCCCCCTACTGCGATCAAAGGAGAAAAACCATGACCGATTGGAACACGGCGCGCTACAAATGCGCGGCCATTGCCCGGTTCAATCTCTCGGCCCGGGGCACGATTCAGACGATCAAAGACAAACAACTCTGGGCGGACTGGGCGCAGGAGATAGAATTAGCTGCCCATGCCGCAAAGAAGCAAGGGCTGCGCGGGCAGGACGTGTGGAATTTCTTTGCACGCTCGGCCTATGCGGCGCTCTCGGCAATGGGCTTCCGGCGCGCCTACCTCGGGAAGAAGAACGGCAATTCGATCAAGGGGAGCTGGGGCTGCCGCGAGCTGCCGGCCTCGGAAGTATGGCCCGAGAACACGGACAACCTGGCGGTGGCGTGATGAACCCGCAAGAGTTCCGAGACTTTGTGGCAACAATGGAGCGCTACGGCCGGTCCATGCGCGGCTATCGGCTGATCGTCAACATCAGCACGGAAAGCGTGGTGAACATCGGCAACATTGTTTGCTTGCACCCGCAAGAATATATCTTGTTGCCGCCGCGCATGGTTCCCGCGCCGCCATGCGCGTGACCGCTGCTATATACGGGGAGAACCACAACCAAACGAGAGGAGAACGAACGATGAACGCTGAACAGCTCGTGAACACAGTTGAGAATGACCGCGCCTACCATGAGCGCATGAGCAACCTTGCGGGGCTCTTGCGCGGGTTCATGGACACCGTGGCGCGGAGTGTCGCCAAGAGCAACGCCGCATGGCACGATGACCCAGACGCGGACGATCATGCCGCCTTTCACGCGCCCGCCGAGCAGCAATTCCCGCGCGAAGTGCGCGACCAGGCGATTAAAGACCTTGTGGAGCTTCATTTGCAGCGCATGGCCGAGAATGATCGGCTCAGCGCTGCGCGTGAGTAAGGCTTTTCGCCCCTCTTGCCTGTTGCAAGAGGGGCCGGGGCGTCGCGTGAACCGCTGCTATATACGGGGAGAACCGATGAAAAACGCTGGAGAGGCGCTGACCGTCAGCCTCTTAAACTCCCTGCGGCGGTCGGGAGACTCCAGCGCAGGCACGCGGGCACCTAACCAGTGTGGGACTGCTCACGGCGGTTTACCGTGGGCTCGGGGTTCGATTCCCCGGCGTGCCGTTGGCTTTTCGCCCCTCTTGCCTGTTGCAAGAGGGGCCGGGGCGAGCGCGGCGAGCGCTCG